GAGTTTTTAGGTTCATCAGGAACCCTTATTAATGGTCCTACACTTAAGACACTGGCACATGACACACCTATTGCTCAATCTGAAGGTTTATTCCAATATGAACAAGCAGAAAAAGATAAACAATATGTGATAACTGCAGACGTTGCAAGAGGTAAAGGTTTAGACTATTCAACGTTTACTGTGTTTGATATTTCAGAAATGCCATACAGACAAATTGCTGTATTTAGAGATAATTTTATTGGTCCTATTGACTTTGCTTCTGTTCTCCATAGAGTTGGATTAATATATAATACAGCAGGCATTTTAGTAGAAATTAACGATATTGGAGAGCAGGTTGTAGACGTATTGCATATTGATTACGGATACGAAAATCTGCTCTATACACAAAACAATGGCCGAAGCGGTAAAGTACTAAGCGGCGGCTTCGGTAAAAATGTAGACAGTGGAATACGAACAACAAAGCTTGTAAAAGGAACTGGTTGTTCTATGCTTAAAATGTTAGTTGAACAACAACAACTATTGATTAGAGATTATGAAACTATCGCTGAATTGAGTAGATTTTCTAAGAAAGCAAACTCATATGAAGCAGAATCAGGCTTTCATGACGACTTAGTCATGAATTTAGTACTCTTTGCATGGATGACAGACCAAGCATACTTTAAAGATATGACTGATATAAATACCTTAACAAGGTTAAGAGAGAAGACAGAAGAGCAAATTGAAGAAGAAATGTTACCATTTGGTTTCGTAGACGTTGGAGATGAATCATTTTATGAAGATGATGGTTTAAGACTATGAAAAAGCTCACAAAAAAGTAAATTGGAATTTTTATAAATAGAAACAGTGATATATTGAAAACGCGTTTCTAATTAATAAAGGAGAAAAACATGGCTTTTTCCGTAAGTCCTTCAGTCATTGTTCGTGAAGTGGATGCGAGTCAGGCAGTACCTGGCGTTACAACTCCACCCGCAGCAATTGCTGGAATATTTAGATGGGGTCCGACTAATGATCCGATTCTCATCACATCGGAAAATGATTTAGTTGACCGCTTCGGTAAACCGACCGCAGATAACTACGAAACATTTTTCACGGCAGCAGACTTTTTAGCATATTCTAATGCTTTGTTTGTCGTAAGAGCAGATGACGGATCTGCAACAGCAACTGGTACAGAAATTGTACGATTTGCGAACAACGATATTGACCCAGATAATACTACGTATGGTGCATTCGATGCAAAGTATCCTGGCGATATTGGTAACTCATTACAAGTAGCTTGGGTTACTGCGGGCGGCTTCACTGGTTCTTGGATCGATGTAGCTGAAATCCCAACCAACAAAGTTTCAAATAACGCCGTAACACAAACGATTACATTTAATGCTAACGCACTATCTTTTGAAACGGCAAACACTAACCAATTAGCTACATTAGCTGCTGGTGACGTTCTTACAGTTGGTAACGACAGTGTTGGGTATCAAGACTTAGTTGTTGACACTTTTGAAGAAACAGAGCTTGAAACTACTTTTGGTTCAGGTAACAGTGCAGTTACAGTAACCACAGCGTATCAATACGATGTTGGTTTTACAACAAGATATACTTTAGCAGAAACAGAATTAGACGAAATTGGATTTACTAAAAAGTGGCAACACAATGGTATTTTCGGATCAGCTCCAAACGCAGGTCACGTTCACATCGCAGTTATTGACCAAGATGGTGATATTACAGGTGTAGCTGGTACAGTGGTTGAAAAATTTGAAAACTTATCAACTACAGTCGGTGCAGTTGGCCCACAAGGTCAAACAAACTATTATGGAAACGTAATTGAAAACTTCTCCTCTTGGGTGAAGGTAGCAAATACTTCAGTAATTAGTTCACAGGCTTCAAGCTCGGTTGCAGTATATGAATCCATGGTAAATGGTACTGATGCAGCAACTGAAACAAATGCAACATTGGCTAACTTAGCCTTTGCTTATGACACATTGAAGAACTCAAATGAGCTCGATATTTCAATGGTTATGGTTGGTAAAAACGACGACGCAGCAACGAGGGCAAATTATATCCTATCAAACGTTGTAGACTATCGTAGAGATTGCGTAATGTTGGTATCACCTTCTAAAGAAGCAGTTGTAGATGAGCTTAAGACAAATGCCAAACTTACGAATGCAGTAGCACATCGTAACAAAATCCAAAACTCTTCATATATGTTTATGGATAGTGGATACAAATATCGTTATGATAAGTATAACGATGTGTATCGTTGGACTCCTCTAAACGGCGACATGGCAGGCCTTATTTCAAGGGTGGATGCTTGGGAATCACCAGCAGGTTTCAGAAAAGGCGTTATCAAAAACGTTGTTAAGCTTGCATTTAATCCAAGTAAACCACAAAGAGATCAATTATACGGCGCAGACATTAACCCAGTTATGTCACAAACAGGTCGTGGTATCGTTCTCTTCGGTGATAAAACCGGTCTTGGAATGGCAAGTGCTTTTGATCGTATCAATGTACGTAGATTGTTTATTGCGGTTGAGAAATCAATTGCTACAGCAGCTGAAAGTTTCTTATTCGAATTTAACGATGAATTTACACAAACACAGTTTAGAAACATTGTTGATCCATTCTTAAGAGACATTCAAGGACGTCGTGGTATTATTGACTTCAGAGTTGTATCTGATTCTACAGTCAATACTCCTGAGGTCATTGATCGAAATGAATTCCGAGCAAGTATCTTCATCAAGCCAGCTCGTTCTATTAATGTTATCGAACTTACGTTCGTAGCTACCAGAACAGGCATTGAGTTTGACGAAATCGTTGGTCAGATCTCGTAATAAATAGTTTAAAATAGGAGAAGAAAAACATGGCATTCAATATCAACCAGTTCAAATCAGAACTCGTAGGTGGCGGTGCACGTCCAACGCTCTTCCAATGTCAAGTCACTAACCCGATTTCCAATGTAGCAGACATCAAAGTTCCATTTATGATTAGAGCTGCAGGAATTCCGGAATCAACTGTTGGCCAATATACGGTGCCCTACTTCGGGCGCCAGGTCAAATATGCTGGTGATAGAACATTTGCTGACTGGACGGTCACAATTATCAACGACGAAGATTTCGCCATTCGTAACGCTATGGAAGAATGGATGAACTTTATTAACTCTCACGATTCAAACTCAAGAGGGTTACCACAACAATATAAATCTACTGGTCAAATTACCCAGTACAGTAAAGACGGTTCGCCATTACGTACATACGTTTTCGAAGGTATGTTCCCAATTAGCGTTGAAGGTATCCAAATGGATTGGTCACAGACAGATTCAATTGAAGAATTTTCTGTAACATTCCAGTATGATTTATGGAGAGTTGAAGGAAATACCGGCGTACCTACTACATAATATATAATGAGAAAGTGACAAAATGAAAATTTTTGGTTTTGAGATTAAACGGGAAGCGGATGAGGTTGAACCATTAACCTCATTCGCGGAACCTATTAACGATGATGGTGCTATCACTGTCAGCGGTAATGCTATGGGCGGGTTCTATAGTACTATTCTGGATATGGAAGGTACTGCTAAAACAGAATCTGAACTAGTAAGTCGTTATCGTGCTTTAGCTATGCATCCAGAGATTGCTCAGGCTGTAGACGAAATCGTAAACGAATCTATTAGTGTTGACATTGACGATAAAGTCGTTGAATTGCTATTAGATGATGTTGACTTGCCTGACAAAGTAAAAGATAAACTTCAAGAAGAATTTGATAACGTAATGAGCCTATTTGACTTTACGGCTCAAGGCTATGACATGTTCAGCAAATTCTATGTTGATGGAAGAATTAACTATCACGTTATTATTGATAACGAAGATATTAAAGCGGGCATTAAAGAGCTCCGTTATGTTGATCCTAGAAAACTTAAGCTTATTCGTGAAATGGATAAGAAAGATAAGGATCCACACTCAGGTATTCCAGTAAAGAAAACTAAAGCCGAATACTACATGTATTCTGAAAACGGCTTTG